GCCCCACTAAGACTGTACGGTCCTAAAATAGTACAGAGTTCCTAGGTTTTTACACCCTTCCCTCTCATACCATTCTATACTTGTACAGAATATTAGCACTCAGATGCGCATCATTATTTGTTGTGTGTCCAGGCTAGTAAGCTAGACAGGAGTAGATCCCCTTCACCAAAGTTCTTTAGTCTTCGGTTCCAGTTCTCCCTTCCCTGTCATCAACCTTACACTGTTACTTTACCACACGCATGTCCCTAACTCCAAAGAGAGATTTGTCTCCCTGGAGGTTTGAAGGCTACGTGGCAAAGTAAGGTGCAGGGTACCCAATTACGGGTTTTACAGTTCGGTTAGTTCATAAGAGTTCCATACCAATACGTCTCTCGATCGGGGTTCACCCTAAACGGTTGGATCAGTTAGCTGATCTCCGCTCTCCGAGATAAGTAGAGGTACTTTCCCCTCACTCCCTAAACAAACAGCACTCACTAGGTAAGGACCCACGGGTATCCACCACGAGTGATAGAATTTGTTTCGTAGGTTATTCCTATTCCTTATAAGCTAAGTCGGGGTTCACCCTAAACGGTTGGACCACTTTCGTGATCTCCGCTCTCTTAAAGCCTAAAAGATCAAACTGGTTATGGTTGGTCACACTCGATCCCCGTACGCTAGAACTTCTGTTCAAGCGGGAGGATTGGGTAATGATTCAACCAATCACCTATATGGAACCATGTGAGGAGCCCATACTAAATCTGGATTCAGATTTAATACAGGATCTCTCGTACGCCATAAGAAAGACGTAATATTATGATAAGCATCATAATAATACGGAAACGACTCTCACACCCGGACCGAGGAAACCTCGATACCAGGCGTAATCGCGTCCAGTAATGGACGACCGTGCTCAACCGGAATAAACTCATTTCATATACCCGGTGGGTAGTAAACCTCCGAAGAGGTTTCTCCCTTAGGTAGATAAAATAAGTGTTCCGGGTTGATCCGATTCGGTTCTAGATCTAAGATCTCTCTCAGACCCATCTCTCCCTGACGTTGGCTTAGATAGTGGGCTACTAGGAACCATCCCCCGAAGAAGAGGAAGGCTCCCAGTAACCATCAACCTAACTCGAACGTCGGAGTTGGTTCTGAAACAAGATCGGTTATGGGTAGACAGACGCCGGACCCTCTCGGGTGAAAGCATCTAAAATCTATCCAAATTTGATCAAGTTTCGGAACCGCCTCCTCTGCTCAAGTTCAAGGTCTACTGTCTAAGTGGTTCGGTAGAAGCGATTGAGGTATAACTCCTCAAAGAGCATCTACGCCAACTAGGTTAGCCAGTATGAACCCAAAAGTTACTCCCAGCGCGGTACATAATGAAAGGCGGACCTGGAGTTCATCCCGGTCCAACATTCATAGAGAAGTAAAGAATTTCTTCCTAAAGAATTCTCTCTTCTGTCTGGTATCCGCATGTCCTGCAGATTTAACTTTCTTAGGCCGCTTAGGAATAGGTTTTTGCTCTTCTTTTGGTACATTCGTAGGGTTAATACGACCTCCCTTCTGGCCTAGACGCGTGCTAGCACGCGGATCTACCCAGACTGGGCGAGACCATTCAACCCAACGAGTATACCAGGTAACCATATCAGAGAATGTCTTCTCGGAGTCATCGACGCGATGTTGAGGGGCCCGCTCGTTCAGGCTCCCCAACGCCTCATCGATATTCTTGACGCACACCACCATGTAATGTATCTTTCTAAAGATATCATTACGCTGATGGCTTTCTAAGCGTTGAAGGGTATTATAACCCGGTCAGCGCTTAGGCTCTCAAGAATCGTGGAAACCCGATTTGATGTAGTCGGCAGATGATCACTCTTGAGAGGCCTCCGGTTTCGGAGCCCACTCAGGACTAAGCAATTCGGGAAACGCTTCCGCGTTTCACTCATTTGCATTAGAGAGCATTCTGTCTACCTTCGTCACCCGATCGGGATCCACTCCAGTCTCTACATTCATGTCAGGATCAACCTTGTTATACAAAGCTAGTCCTTGCATGATGAGAGATGGATTCTCCGCACTCTCTGGGAAGCCTCCCATTGTTACTGGAGCCGACTTATTCTTCTCGTGTATTTCCAATACACGCTTAGTATAAGCCTTATCCAGTAGGAAGGCAGTCGATTTTACGTTCCGTAAAATCTGATCTAAAGTCTGCCGAGACACCTTCGTCCAACTCTCGTTACGTGAATACCGAAGTATCCACATAGCGTAAGAAAGAAAAGGTTGTCCCGATGCGGTAGTCCCTGCTCAGGGATTACCGGGCATCTTCAGTCAGATATACGGAATTCGGAGTCGGTTCGGAAGGTCTCACAAGGGGCTATCGCCCTTTGTAACGACCTTATGACCCTTCCCCGAATAGTAAAATCTTACGAATTGTTCTCACGTCAGTTGATATTTAGCAACTAGCGGGAGAGCAAGTCGTATTGAGAGCCGGGCCGCGACCAGTTCTCTAAATGTAACGGCGTCAGCACGTTCAGGAGTTCAGAATTTCTTCGCAAACTCAAGAACGATTTGACCTCGAGACACTAGAGACTTGGCCAAGCCGGCTCCCACTCCGATGGTCTTTAGAATGTTTAAATATTCTAAAGCCACCTTACGGTCACCGATCACTATATCGTCACCCAGAATCGCATATAATGTGAATCAAGGTTTCGACATAGTGACCCTCTTTGCACGGTAGGCGGCGAATTGCACGATTGCGTGATGTGTGATAGCTAATGATGCTCACGAAGAAAGAGCACCCATAGGCTGTCCCACTGCATAGTGAAGTATAGTCTCCACCACGGTTTTCTTGATGGTTTTTCTACCTCAAATCACAGGAATGTGATTCGAAGTATAAGTTACCCGGGGCATAACCTTAGATATAAGATTATACTTCAGGTAATAGCCTCTGTCGACTAACAGGGCTCTCCATAACTCAGCCAACTTCGGCGCCTCTGCACGGTAATAGCCATTGGCTACCGTTGCAAAGACCTCTGAAATTAACTTAGTTTGAAGAGACACTGGAAGTCGATCAGTGGCGGCTGATAGATCAATGGAATACACCCAAACTGGAAGGTTTTTGGCCTTCATAGCTTGGAGTGTAGCCACCAATCGCTCAGCCGGCGCTGGCTGATTAAACGTACCATCCTGCGGAATATTCCGCAGTAGGTCGAATAAAAAGTCATGCACCGGACGAAGAACTCATTGAGTTCAAGCGTCCACCATCGCGAAAACACGCATCTTCCCTGCTGCTTCTTCCTTGATCCCCAGTTTCCCCAGACAGTGAGCGGAAGACCACTCAACTGCCGAACGGAGATTCCGGAGGGTTCAATTCATACGCCCGGCAAAATTTGTAAATCCTAAGATTTGCAAATAAGACCGGAGGACGCCTTTCAAGTGCTCTGAGTGGGAAAAGTGATCAGCCGCGACGGCAAGAGCAGATAAGGAACTAGAACCAAACGTATTCACCGAGTGAAGACCATCAGTAAAACTACTGGTGGACCCCGCTTTTTGAATAGCGAAAGGTCTAGGCTCCATTCTACGCTTCCGAAGCGCACTGACTACCTTCTCACCTGCCTGCGATAAAATCGCAGGCCAGAACACCTTAGAGACGTAATCAGCTCAAGCTACTACAAATGATTGGGGTATTTCTACCCCCTTATCTGTAATAGTTGATGTAGACACTACACCTTTGAACTCCAGTATCCGGTATATACCGAATAATGAAGCCCAAAAGCGTATAGCATGTACATCTCCTGATCTGATTAAAGTTCGCTGTCAGGCTGGTATAATCCGAGGCAGTCCTGAATCCGTACGTTTAATACGACGTTTCAGGGGCCCCAAATCTTCAACCCGATATCGCCCCGTTCCCTGCTGAAGTAATACATGAGCTGTCTTTAAATGAAGGACAAGCCCACGCATTCCCTCAGAGTTATGGATCCTGAAAAGGACCTTAGCAAATCCTACTAGCATTTTACTATCACTCGCTGTCCGGTGGACACGGAGAACATCCGCTACTAATCATAAGTAGCGAATGACTCCGCGACCAGCATTTCTGCTGATCAAGCCATTGATGGCTTTGAGCTTTTCTTTAATTAAAGAAGCAAAAGTGACGGTTACGCCGTCTAACATTCCTTTCGGAATATTAGGCTTCGTATTCATGTTCGGTGAAGAAGTAGTGTATTTTTCTTTCATTTGATAAATACAGCTAATAGGTCAAGAGATGTAACGAGACATCCCTTGCTTCTATGGTCGTTTACCGACCCACCTGCGCGTGCATATACCCTTAAGAGGGAACGAACCCAGGTGCATTACCTTCCTAGGATCCGGTTTTACATACGTCTTCTGGCACTTCAGAATATCTTTTCATCCTGAGAGGTACCAGCCGATATAGGTTAGTTTTCCCGTTTTTTACCTTTTCCCAGACCCATATGTCCAGGAGGTCCTACTATAGGACCCCGGCTTTTACGACGACAGCCAAGTTTGCTTGACTGCCCTCGCTCAGGGTTATCCGTTGCAACATTCCCCACTCGGTCACAGGTCGCGACCAAGCTCGGTTTTCCGATTATTGGCTGCGGGGGTGACTACGAACTTCCCTAACTCCGTTGGTAGGAAAATAAACCTACACCACTTCCTCAAGAGGATGGAACCTCTTTAAACACTAGCGATTCGACTACCTATTTTCGTTTCTCTACGTTTCCACAGGGTCATGGTCTAACGCCATCACTCTCGCCTACAGACCGAAGTCTGTCAAGGCTCGCTGCCAGCAACTCCCTATCCTCTTTCGAGGGGGGCAGGCTCCCAGTTCAAGGAGCTAGTTGCTAGCTCGGGCTAGGCCCGGGTTGTGAGGATAATTTTAGTCCTCCCCACCCACCAGACCACCCGACCCCCTTTCGGGGTGAACCTACGCACTCAGATATTCCGTCGTTAGAGCGGAATAGCGTGAGATGTGCGCGATCTCAAACCTTAATCACTTCGTTAAAAGTGATTAAGTCCCGG